TGTCAGGTGTCTGCATAGTCTATACTACCGTTACGTATTGTTTGATAAGCATAGTCAGATGCACTACGACCACCTCGTTCTGTTGGTTGCTTTAACGTTTGATTGGAGAACCTGTACAACATATTGTATGGCTTACCTGCGAAGAATGAGGTAGAAGTAAGATCACCTAAAACAGTTCCAGCAGAAGAAGATGTACGAGTGAAGGGGGTGTTGTGACCGTTCTTCGTATATATATCTACATCAGTAGGATCATAGGGGAAACCACTTATAGTAGTAGTCTTAGAAGCAGCGTCGTAGCTAGTAGTTAAATCAGCTCCATCTACCTTACTATCTAAATACAAAGTATAATCTAAGTCGGTGTCTGTTATACCGTCTTCAAGTGTAAGTTTCTCTAGGTGTAAACCGTCAGTGTCTGCTGTTATTAAATGCAAATCACTGTCGATAAAGTCAAAACCTCTAACGTCACGTTCAAAGGTAAACTTCATCCAAGCACTTTGTACCTTCTCTTTATTACTCCAGAAGTATTTATATATGAATAAAGTCTTAGGGTCTTTAGATGTACCTATAACAATAGTATTCTCAGACTGTGAACCTACGATTCTATTTACATCAGATGTAATATACTTAGGTACTTGTTGGGTTATCTCTTCAGCGTTAAACGTTTCAGTATTGTTATCAACAAAGTATTCATATACTCCTTCAAAGTCTTTTCGTTTAAAGGGGAAGTATATATAGTTACCTAGTGCTACAGGTTGTATACCGTCTGATAGATCGTACTCAGTAACAGGAGATATAGCTACAGTCCTAGGTGATAACACATCTGCTCCACGAAGTACGAACTGTGAGCCTTGGCTAAATAACATCAGCTTCTCTTGGAATGGTACAGCGTGTTCTAGTATAGCTACCTTTGTGTGACTAAGTCCTACATCGATAACAGCACTGTCTAGTAACTGCTGTGTAGTAGTACGGAAGAAGTTAAAGTATTCATCTGCTTCAGAGAAGATAATGTTGCTGTCTGTAAGTATACCTAATCGGTTCTTAAAGAAGAAGATGTCTCGTATACGTTTACCGACGAATGATGGGAATGGATTGGTGTTGTCGTCACCTGCCCCTCGTCCTGCCCAGCCTATCCTAGTATCCGTTACAGAGGGACCATAATAGAACGTATCCAACTTCCAAGTTAAAAAGCCTTGTGATACACTAGGTACTTCTGTCCAATAATCCGTCCAAGTAGCTCCCGTACCGGGTTCATTAATTGTAGCTGCTTTGTGCTCCTTATCTAATCGATAGTAGTCACTCCCATTTTTTACAATCAACATTTCATTAGGAGTCTGTAACCTAAAATCTGTAATAGTAGTGTTATTGAAGTAAGGTACAAGAGTAACAGGCATAGTTTTATCTTCTAATGACGTGTCTATACTTTCCATCAAAGCCCCCGGCGATTCGTCTTGATAATAACCTACAGTTTCTACCCAACTACCTTCTCCGAAATCTTCCTTTTCCTTAGTAGTAAATCTTACGTAATAATCGTCTTGATCGATGTCAGCATCGCCTATTACTTTAACTCTAAAATTATTATAACATTTAACGGGAAGTTCTGTAATGCTGTTAACTTCTCTGTATACAACACCTAATGCTTGATCCGACAAACCGTCTTCTACTCGTATCTTAAAAGGACCGTCACTACTTGTTATTTTTATTACCGATCCTTTTTGTTCTACTGTAAAAGCAGAACGAGTAGATGCATTAACTGATATAGATTGACCCGAACCATACCATATAGGATGAGTTTGATGGTCCCAGAACCCCCACGCCTTTCCCCAAGTTTCTACTCTAAATGTTTGAGTGAAAGCACCTGTACCAAAACCGCTACCGCTTCTTATAACTGAATAAGTTGTTATTACGCCTTTTACAATTATTAACTCAAATAGAGCACTACTAGTTGCACCTGCTTGATTTACTTCTAATACCACTCTCCATTTACTAGACTTACTGGGGTCTAATCCTCGATGACCTGTGCTAGAACCGTCCAACCAACCGCTACCTCCATTATTAATAGTAAGGGTTCCGCCGTTTACTGAGCTGGTTGCGGTTGTGATACAAGCCGCTAAATCCTCCGCTATAACTGTTGTATCTGCGTGTAACCCTGAACTACTCGTACCACTCTCGTATGTATAGTTAGCACTAGGAGTCTTGTTACTGTGTAACCCGCTCGTGTGTGGTACTACTTTATCGTCTATTATTACACTGTAGTTCTTTTCGTAGTCCCCCAACTTAACAACAACAAGAGCATCGTGTATTTGAGTTCTATATGTACCGTTAGCTACCCAATTTTTAGCACTAGTTATATTCGTTACAGCTTCCCATTTACTAGGATCAAAGGAGCTAGTTGCTGTATGGTTTACAATACATTTATATACAACGCCATTGTAAGTTACATAATTAGGGTCTCCTCCCGGCACTTTAGACTTTTGTAAAACGTCCGTACTTTTCTCTACTGTCCTATTCTTATTAACAAGGAACGTATAGTCAGCTACTGTTAACGCTCGTAAGTCGGCTAACGGATTAGCTACTCCACCTAACGATGCTTGTCCTCCTAAACTCAGATAACTATTAGCTATAGAAGTTACAGCTACTGATACCTTTGTACCGTCTGCTGTATTAATAACACCTATACCACCTAACGATACAGCTACACAATACTTATTCTGTTCAGATCGTTTAACGAAGTGTGTGAATAACTTATCAGAGTCAGTACTATCTGTATTTAACTTCTTTGTATATTCAGTAGGAGGTCGTTTAACCAAGCCTTCCACAACTGTAGCCCAAGCGTTAATCTGTTCGTCGCACTGACCTGGAAACCGTAAGTTGTCAGGCTGTTGTGATACGCCCTGTGCGAGATTCGGTACACTGTTTACTAACAGAGGCATATATCTACTATCTATCTAAAACTCTAAGTACGCTGTAGTGGTCAAATATTGTACGATCAGCATTCTCTGAGTCGCTGTCTATCGCACGTGCTTTAGCTTCTATCTCATCTCTTAAAGCAAAGCCTTCTATCTCTCTACTACCTAAGAATCTATTAGCAAAGATACGAGCTGCTTTAACTGTTATGTAATGACGGAATTGTTCGGGTATATCCGTGAAGTCTAAATCAAAAGTAATAGAGGCTTTCACCTCTTTCGTCCATACATCCGTGTGATTCTTTCTGTCGTATAACAAAAGCCCACGTTGTACTGGATCGCTGTCTGTATAAATTTCTGGGTCTAAGTCTACTCTTAGCGTGTTGCTTGGTAGGTTAATCTTAGACGTTGAAGCATCGGGAGTAAGTGGATACTCGTGCTCTGTATTGAAATGCCAACCCTCTGACTGTATAGCTTTACTAGTCTCGTCGAGTACGGCTTCGGCTTGGACGACTGATACGGGTACTGCTGTACCTCCTAACGTATTAACAGGAGCTTCCCCGATAACACTGATCATTGTATTTACTGCGTTTAGTTTAGTCGTCAGAGCCATGATAAGTTATAAGTATAAAAAATACTCAGTGAGGGGAGCGGAACGAATCCAGACCTCCCCAACACCGAGAGAAGAGTTACGCTACAAGTTCGATAGCACACTCAGGACGGAGAACTCCGTGACCCATTGCGTACTTAGCAACGAACAATGTACCTTGACGCTCAATCTGATATTCAGACTCAGTAGCCAAGTCGAGCAACTTAACGGTTCCAACAGCAGCAGAGTGGGAAATAAGTCCCAAGCTGTTACGGAAGTCTCCGTTGTATCCTACTCCACTACCACCAAACACGTCATTAGCAGACGATCCGTCTCCAGTAGAAACAGCTGATAAGTCAGTTGATGGAATGTGGTTGGACTTGTAGATACTGATACCAGCGATCTGAGGAATAGAACCAGAAGCTAAACTTCCTTGGCCTCCGATGTCAGAGTTAACAGCAGAAACAAGGCTGAAGCTATTCGAGCTGTCTGCACCTGTTACTAATTTGTAATACTCTTGTGGGCGAAGAACGCAGAAACGACCGTCACTAGGAACGTCATTCTCGTCAAGCTTCTGAGCAGCAGTAAAGAAAGCAGCTACGAGGTCAGCACCGGTAGTAGCAGCAACAGTACCTGGAGTGTCAGGAGCTGAGAAGTCGTTGTTAGCTACGTCGAGTTGTCCACCTGAAGTTCCGACTTGAGTCAAGTTAGCGGAATCGCGAGCAGCAGCACAGAATACTTTAGCTAAAGCAATATCGAAACGTTTAGCAAGAGCCTTACCCAACTCGTTAGCGTAGACGCTGCGGATGTCGTAGTGGTTCTTTACGTCGTCGATGTTAGACAAGAAAGTAGAAGCAACAAGCATCTTATCGATGGTGATGATCTTTTCAGTCTTAGCAATATCGCTCAAGTAACTGTTACCTCCGTCAGCAATGTTCTCGCCTGGGGTGTGGTAGTTAGCTGAAGCAATGCCAGTTACAGGGAACTGTGCAGACTTACCGCTTTCGATGGTTCTGATTGTGTGTAGTGGTTTGAATACGTTAGACTCGTCAAAGGTTTGCAAAATCTCTCCAGAAAACTTCTTGAGAAACAAAGCATCGTTGTCGGATCCACCTTCAATAAGACCTACACGTGATGGGGATGTATTTCCATTTGCCATAATATATGATCTCCTATGTTAATTATTTGTGAATGTTTGTTATATGATTACCGATTGACTTTCACTTCTTTCGTCTTCACAGGATTGTCCGCCGCAGCGGGTCGAGGGACTAGTTGTTGCTAGTTGTCGATTAAATTTATCTATTAGTAAACAGGAAAAATGCTTGACTGTCAACCTCTTCGACCACTTGGACCAAAGTAAAAACCTAAGATACAAGGCAATATTACCGTGCATCCCATAAGGCTGATGTGTCCAGAAGAGATGGTGATCGGTGTTTGGTGGGCTTGGAAACTGATGAGTCCAAAGAAGAACTCGTTGACACCTTCTCCGTCTGCGTTTGTA